AAGCAAATGTAAAAAAACTTCAAAACTTGTATGAAATTATTCAAAAATATAATGGTATGAGTGATATCAGTATACCACTGGGCACTGGTGAAAGATTTAAATTAGGAGACATAACAGAAAAAAAATTACTTGAGGAAGCGGGCTATGGTGCAAGAGCTAAAACAGGAAAAATGCCTGCTGCAAAATATTTAGTTGATAATTATTTTTTAACCACTCAAGATAAAATGAAAGCAGATCTAACAAAAATGCTAGCTGATGACAGTACAAAATTAACTGATGCCTTAGATTGGACTAAGAAGTTTTCAAAAAAATATAACAAACCTCTTAAAATGGTTAATCAAATTGTGAGAGATCTTCCAATTTATAAACAAAATAAAGATCTTCTTAATAAACTTACCCACAATCAAAGCGTACAAAGGTATTTAAGAGATAAAAACATTGATATTTTAGACTTGAGAGATTTTATTGATGATCAAGAAACTAAAATTAATTTTTCTATGAAATCTTTTACACCAGAACAACAATTGAAATCATACGCTTATAAACATAGCTTTCAAAGAGGAGGTAAAGAAATAGAGTGGGTAACTGATCCCCATAAAACACCTCAATCTGAATGGGTGTTTAAATATAAAGGTAAAATATACGATGGAGATGATCTTACACGTAGTAGAAAAGATCCTAACTTTGCAAAGTTTTGGAAAACCGATGATCAAATTAAAGATTATTTAGATTTTAAAGTAACTGATACAGAAACATTAAAAAAATTAGGGTTTAAAAAACCAACTACAATGGACACAATTATGAAAAGAGCTCTTGGTTCTGGTACAGGAGCAAAAGGATATTTTTTTAGAAACCCTATGGTTAAAGATCATGTGGACATAGGTAGTGATCCTTTTGATGTGAGGCCAATGAATTCTAGAATAAATATGGGAGAAGGAGACTTAAAAAAGCGTTTATTAAATAATAAAATAACTAGAGAACAATATAATCAAGGCATTAAAAAAATTGGGTATGAATACATGGGAGGATTAGATTTTGACAACCCCGATACTTTTGATAATGTAATTAAAAGAGATTTAGATTTTGCTGTTAAAGCGAGTCAAAGAGAAAAAGGATTTTTAAGCACACCAACAGAAATAATTAAATCAAAAACTGAAATATTTGAACAGGCAATGAATAAAAGAGGGACGAAAATAAAAGCCCAAACAGTATCAAAATTAGCTAAAGATATGAATGTAAATATTTGTTCTACACAAATCGTTAAAAAATCAGGAGGAGGAAGAATTGGTTTTAAAGGAAAAATATGTGGAGAAGAATTTGCTAAAAAACAACCAGAACAATTTTTAGCACAAGTAGAAAACAGTCCTCTTCAAGAAAAACTTGTTAAATTAAAAAATAATAATCCAGCTAGATTTAAAGCTCTTATGAAAAATACAGGTAAGGCTGCTAAAGTGATAGGACGTTCCACTTTTGGTCCTTTGGGTGTAGTAGGAGGTGAAGCAATAGCTTATGGACTAACTGATTGGGCTGGAGGTAAAATGGGATTATCTTCAGAAACTTCTTCCGATGTAGCTGCTTGGTGGAATAATAAAGATAGTGCTAGAGAAGATATTTATAAAGCCATGGAAAAATTAGGGTATACTGATGGAGAACAGGCAGCAGTAAATAAATTTTTAGACGCAACTAATTCTCAGGCATTATACGAAAGAGCCAAAAAAGCAAGAGAAATTAATTTAGCACAAAACTATGAACCGATAACTGGTATAGCTCAGGAAAAGGTTCAAGAAATAGAAGACTATAAAGTAGGTAAAACCAAACAACAATACGACGATGATGTTGAAAGTATGTTTAACAATATGTTTATAGGAACTGGTATAAATCCTAATGAGGCTACTGAAGAACAGTTTGATAAACAAATTGATATTACATCTGAGCAAGCAATGGGTGGTCTAAGACAAGCCACAAGAACATCTATGCAAGATGTAGATCCAGAAAGATATAAAGCTATGACTACACAGGTAAATCCTTATGCTGGACCTATTTGGAATTTCTTTACAGGAAGTAAAACGATAAGAGGCATGTTCGGTAATGAAAGAGCTCAAAATCTTCAGGCTGCGGAAAGATTTAAAAAACTAGGTCTAGTTGACAAGGCTAATGAAATCATTCAAAGAGAAAATGAGAAAATTAATTTTCCAATGTCACAAGCAACGTGGCATGATCAATCTTTTGGAGTTCCTATGCCAGCTATGCAAGCATGGTTAGAAAATACAATGGGTGGTTTTGGAAAAGATACTTCTACTGCTTATGGAGAATATATGCCTCAAATGATGGCAGGCGGTGGAATAGCGAGTATTAGAAGACCAAATGCAATACCCCCTGAAAAAGGACCTTTACCTCAGGGCTTGGAAAATCTTCGATATTATGTTACATAGTCAAGGGGAGAAATAATGGCAGATATAGATAAATCATTACCTAATCAACCGGAATTAACTGTTGAAGACTTAAAAGAAGTTGAAGTCGAAGCTGGAGCTCCAGCTGCGCCACAAAAAGATATTGAAGTTACAGAAACTTTAGATGGTGGAGCAGAAGTTTCTTTTGATCCAAATGCTATTATTCCACAAGCTTCAAATACACATTTTCAAAATTTAGCAGAGCTTTTAGATAACTCAATTTTAGATCCAATTGGTGCACAATTAATTAGTGATTATTTAGACTATAAACAATCTAGAAAAGAGTGGGAAAATACTTATAGAAATGGATTAGATCTTTTAGGATTTAAATACACTCCAAGAACAGAACCTTTTAAAGGTGCTGCAGGTGTTACTCACCCAGTTCTTGCAGAAGCTGTTACACAATTTCAAGCTCAAGCATACAAAGAATTATTACCAGCTGATGGTCCAGTTAGAACACAAATTTTAGGATTACAAACACCACAAAAACAAGAACAATCCCTTCGAGTAAAAGATTTTATGAATTACCAAATCATGGACCAGATGAAGGAATATGAACCGGAGTTTGACCAAATGCTATTTTACCTCCCTCTAAGCGGGTCAACTTTTAAGAAAGTCTACTATGATGATCTTTTGGGTAGGGCGGTATCGAAATTCATACCTGCCGACGATTTGGTAGTACCCTACTCAGCAACCAGCCTAGATGATGCAGAAGCAGTAATGCATGTTATCAAAATGGCTAAAAATGATTTGAGAAAACAACAAGTGTCAGGTTTTTATAAAGATATAGATCTAACACCACCTCAAATGCAAAATGATGAGATAACTAAAAAAGAACAAGAGCTAGAAGGAATTAAACAACTAAAACAAGATGATATTTATACTTTAATTGAGTGTCATGTTAATTTAGATCTAGAAGGTTTCGAAGATATGAAAGATGGTGAAACTACAGGAATTAAACTTCCTTATGTTGTTACTCTTGATGAAAGTTCTAGAAAAGTTTTAGCCATTAGAAGAAATTACAAAGAAAACGACCCAAGAAAAAGAAAAGTTAATTACTTTGTGCAATTTAAATTTTTACCTGGCACAGGTTTTTATGGTTTTGGTCTTATCCACATGATAGGTGGACTGTCAAGAACAGCGACCACAGCTTTAAGACAGCTCTTAGATGCAGGAACGCTATCTAATCTGCCAGCTGGTTTTAAATCAAGAGGGATAAGAGTAAGAGATGATGCACAACCATTACAACCTGGAGAGTTTAGAGATGTAGATGCACCAGGAGGAAACATAAAAGATTCTTTTATGACTCTTCCTTACAAAGAGCCTTCAGTTGTTTTATTACAATTATTAGGTACAGTTGTAGGAGCAGGCCAACGTTTCGCGGCAATTGCAGATATGCAAGTGGGTGACGGTAATCAAAGAGCTGCAGTAGGTACAACAGTTGCATTACTTGAAAGAGGAAGCAGAACAATGTCTGCTATTCACAAAAGATTATATGTAGGTCTAAAACAAGAATTTAAATTACTAGCTGATGTGTTCAAAACTTATTTACCACCTGAATATCCTTATGATGTTGCTGGTGGAGCAAAAACAGTTAAGGTACAAGATTTTGATGACAGAGTAGATATTTTACCGGTCGCAGACCCTAATATTTTCTCTCAAACGCAAAGAATATCGATGGCTCAGACACAGTTGCAGTTGGCTACCTCAAATCCAACAATGCACAATATGTATCAGGCGTATCGCTCAATGTATGAAGCCATCGGTGTGAAAAATATTAATGGAATTTTACCACCACCAGTACAACCACAACCAATTGACCCAAGTATGGAACATATTATGGCAATGGGGATGAAGCCTTTCCAGGCATTTCCTGGTCAAGACCATCAAGCTCACATAGATGCTCACTTAGCGTTTATGGGTTTAAATATGGTTAGAAATAATCCATCAATGATGGCTGCAATTCAAAAGAATATACTTGAGCACATAACTTTGATGGCTACAGAACAAGTTCAAATGGAATTTGCAGCTGAATTAATGCAAATTCAACAAATGACTATGATGGCAGCACAGAATCCACAACTTTTACAACAAATTAACGCTATTAATCAAAAAATTGAAGCAAGAAAAGCTATTTTAGTTGCTGAATTAACTGCTGATTATACTGTAGAAGAAAATAGAATTACCTCTCAACTTGATGGAGACCCTCTATTAAAATTAAAAGCAAGAGAAGTAGACTTAAGAGCTATGGAAAATGAGAGAAAAAGTGCATATGATAAGGCACGTGTGGATATAGATACATCTAAATTAATGATGAATCAGGATATTCATGATGATAAACTTGACCAAAATGAAGAATTAGCGGAATTAAGAGCTGATACTTCACTTGAAAAGCAAGAAATGGCTAATGATTCAAGAGAAAAGTTAGCTAGAATGAAACCAAAAGGTTCGCAAAATAGATAATTTTGTGGTACTAATTAATAGGAGCAAATATGAAAAATAAAGATGGCAAAGTGGTAATAAAACACTCCCAGTTTTTAAATAAAGATGGTTATTTAAAAGGTGGAGTAGATATTACACCCCCTAACATTGCAGAATCACAAACTGTAATTGTTAAAGGAACAAAAGCCTTAAGAAAAGACAAGAAGCCAGTTAAAGCTACTTGGTACTAATATGGCTTGGTTCAGTTTAGCAAAAATTGCTATGCAAGCTGGCGCAAAGATATATTCTAACCGCCAGAAAACTAAAATGGCTATGTCTGATGCACAATTAATGCACGCAGAGCGTATGGCTCGAGGTGAGGAATCTTACCAGGGCAAACTTTTAGAAGCTAGGCAATCAGACTGGAAAGACGAATTCGTATTGGTCATAATTTCGGCTCCAATCATAGTGCTTATGTGGGCGGTAATAAGTGACGATCCGGCAGCTATGCAAAAAGTAAAATTGTTTTTTGAATACTTCTCGACGCTCCCTTCATGGTTCACAAATTTGTGGATTTTGGTCGTGGCGAGTATTTTTGGTATAAAGGGTACACAAATATTTAGAAACGGAGGAAAAAAATAATGGCAAACACAAGTAAAATGAACGAACTAGAAGAACTAGGTCGTGTAGATGCTGAAAAAGCGTATACTAAAAAAGGAAAAGAAAACCTTAAAGCTGAAAAGAAAAGAGTTGTAAAGGAAATCAAATCTAGAGGAAAAGCTAAAAAAGGTTATGGCTGCGAAGTTGCATAAGCAA